ACTTCACCAAAAAGCATTCAATCCCACCCTTCCATTTTTAAAATTAAATCTAACGCTTCTAATTTACGCTTTAAACGACGTTCACGCTTGCGTTTTTCGTTCCGTTTATAATTATGATTATCTCTATAAAATCGCTCAACCAGGTCCTCGCTAGACCGTCCTGGGCCTACTTTATCAAGTGACTCTTTCATGCATTCGTAGAGCAGATCAGTTTCTACAAAACCTACAAACTTCGCGATAATTGCAGACGAAGGCATTCTGTTTTCTTTCTTATATTTCTCGTATCGCGCACCGTCCTGGTAAGCATTATGGCTTTTCGCTTTTTTGAAAAACTCGTAAACAGAGTCAAACTCAGCTATCGCCTTGTCTGCTTCCTGGAAAAATTCTTTTTTCAATTCCATCTTCTTCATCCGTTTTCATCGTGATTAGTTTAGCGTTTGCCATGAGTGTTTCCATCATCTTTTTGTATAAAAGTTCTGCCGGTGTCATATTAACCACCTACTCCGTTAGTATCAGCAATCTCTTGCAATTCCTGCGCCATACGTGAGTTGTAATCATTGTTCAATTTGTTAATTATCACGTCTTGCATTGTATTTTTTTCTTCGGCTTTCTCCAGCTCGTCTTTTTGCGTCTGGATTGTTTGTTGTA